TTTTAATTTCCCGTTCAGTTTGATCAACAGCATTGACTAATTCCTGTCGATCAAAATCACTCACAACATCAAATGAATAAGTAGAAGCCATAGAAATTGAAAATGTAAGGGTCAAAGTTCAGAAATAACATTGAACAGACTTGACCGATCTTCTCAGATTCACAGCACTGAGAGAGCCTTGTGTCCGTGGACACAGAAAATTATTTGACAAAAGTCAGACGTTTAGGTTTAAACCAAGCCCATCACGGCTATCAATCCACATTCTCCATAGAGTCATCGGAAGGGGATTACTCTTCACGAAAACACCTTTTGAGTACGGGCAATTTCCCGAATAGATTATTCCATTATTACAATGGTATAATTTTGTTATGAGGATTATTTAACCATTCCTCCAGTAGGCCGATTCAATTTTTCAGAGAATCGTAATCTAATGTAGATATATCATCTACATCAAGCAGGTTCTTCGGGATGTTCGGAATCTACTCCTTGTGAACTTTAAGGAGCAACTGAGCTAGATGAGCTTACATCTAGTAAAATTTGTTAGCCTTAGGTGTTGCCCTAAGGTTAACATTAATTTCCACTTAATATTACTTTAAGTGGCCACCCATGCTCCTAAGCACCACTTGGCATTGTGCTGGAGTTTCGCATGAGTCCAAATTCTACAAATGATCGACCATTTGCTAACGAAATCTTTCTTTGAATTTTGGGTGATTCACGTAGAGGGGGTACTGTTCGGGTTTTAGATGGCTTATATCCATTATTAATTTTAGTTCCCGAAACCAACGAACTCTAGTAGAGTTCGAGTTTTCTAAAGTTGTGGTTGCATTAGTATTCTAGAGCATTGAGGTCTAGTTTGTGTTTTTTGAAACACTCTTCGGCAAAATCGTCCATTGAAGTGTTTGGTTCTTTTTTGCGATTCCAAAAGTCTCCGAAACGCTTGTAGAATTCACTCATCGTGAATCGCATTTTACGTCCATGTAGTCGTTGTATGCTTTCTGCGATATTTCTCATTCTTGAACTTTCTTAACTAGCCAAAAATTTTGCAGTGCTAACTGCTGCAGCATGATCTTATAGGTCCTTGATCATTTTAGTGTTACTACCAGAATAATATCTTCCATTCATTATAAAATTTTTGACATCAGTTAGTGCCAGACATTCTCCGTCTCTCAAAGCAATATGTTTGCTACAGTAGTAAGCGTAGTGGTAATCAATATGTTATTCACTCGGTAGGCATACTAATCCACTCTACTCAGAGTTAGGATCATTAACTTGTTTTTTGTCTTGAGCGAAAATCAGAGGTAATGCAGCGCGATATCTTAATAAATCAATCAATGTTTTGAAACATCCTATAAAATCATCTCCAGCACAGGATATAAAAGCTATTACATTAGTCTTAAACTATATATACTTACTAATAATATAGTTGATAAAAGTGTTAAACACTGTAGTAGACATTTCACCGCTTGCTCTTTGACCCTTAACCCACATTCTAAACATAGCCTAACCCTAGACAAATATGTATTTAGTTTTCTTAGTATATAAGAATTTGAATGCTTTGTCGATGTTATACTATAGATAGCCTAATTGGATTAATCTGAGTCTAAATTGCGATTCAAATCTACGCAACAAAATATGTTCCGTAACTTCTTTTAATTCGTAGCTTACGGTGGCATCCATACTGCTCAAATCAGTGGAGAGAGTATAAGGATGTTTCTTAAGATATTTTTTAAATTTTTTTGCTAAAGAGTCTGCAGTTTCTTTGTAGCTAAAGCCTGGACATTGAGGAGCTATAGTGGCTATCAACCAATTACATATCAAGAAAATAATTCCATGCATGTCATTTGCAGCACCACTAATACACCTGGGTTTGGTATCCATGCCTGCTAGTTCCATTTCACATACATTTTTTTAGGTGTAATGCTACTCACCTTGTTTTAAGAAGAATTTATAAAACACATTCCATGGACTGCGTATTGTCTTGTGGATTTTGGACCAGTCTATGTAACGACGTTTTTTTGCAGGGCTATAGCCTTTCTTGTCTTTAAGTAAGATTTCAGTGTCATGTAGCTCTTCCATAGGTAATTCTTTTAAATCAGAGACGAATTTTGTGCAGAATTTTTTCATTCCACGTAAAAACTTTGCACCAGGATAGGTTGAGTGTCCAAACATTCTAGAATACAAGGCAAACAATATATTATTAGCTTTTCGATGGTGCCATTAATAACTAGTAACTTCCTAGCCCAAATTCATTATTATATGTCCCGACAAGCATGCGACACGTTTAAATTCACTTCTTGCATCAACTAATTTTTTCCATGCTGCCTTGGCTATTGGTATAGGATTTCCTACTTCGAAGAATAATAGACTCTTCAAGTTTTTGTTTCCAGGGTTAATTTTAGGAATTTCAGAGTCAGGTTTCACTTTGTTCAGGTTTTTGTCTCCTGATCCACAGATTCGTTGTTTGAACACCATATCATTCTCTTAGACATCATGTGTCTATTTGAGATGTTTTTCAAAGAATTAGTCTTCCTTTCTGGTACCCTACTTTATTATTCCAAGTAAATTTCCAGTATTATTCATATCCATAGATTGTAACCTTTGTTTGTTCTCACTTCTTAGTTAGTTTAATTCAGCTAATCTGGCAATATCCTCATTGACATCATTTGTGCTTTCTAGAGGTTATTTTTTATCAGCCTCGGTCCTAGCCTTTTCATTATCTTATAAAGCTTTTTCCCCAGTCTATAGAGTCTCCTCAGCAGTGACAACGAATTACGACAGATATTTTTTATTAGTAATCATTTCATATATTATTCCTAAACGACTTGGAGGATCGACAGGTTTACCTTAATACAACATCATCATGTATATTGTATATTCTATAGAATATATTAAGACAAATTTAACATAATTTGGGAAGAACCAAAAAACATAATTATACAAGGAAATAAGTAGGGAGGGAATCCAGATTAGAGGATGAACTCTAAAAGGCAAGTAATAACACGTTAAAATTATTTGTCCCATACTTAAGGTATAAACAAATGCTGAAGTACAACATATTACACTTACAATGTTCCTGACGAGAAATTCACCAGACACCATATTGTTTCGCATAAAACCTATATACACTTTGTTGAACACTTATGCTACATTAGATAAGTATAGATCCAGTTATATTGTAGACAACAAAACGTCTTGAATTTTTTTGAAGCTAATTAATAACAAATTTACAATTTTAAATTCTTAGCTTTAAGCATACGTCGTAATTTTTTTTGCACTTTATTATACATCTAGTGCTGCAGTTTTTTCTGTAATGATATAGTCTT